CGGCATTTGTTGCGCGTCAACGTCGTGAGGCGTTGAGTAATGCCATCATTGGCGGCGCATTCCCGTTACTGTTCGGCCAAGGCATTGGCGCAGCAGCCGGCGGTGCAGCCGGTGGCGGCCTCGGTGGATTAGCGGGCGGCCAACTGGGCTTTGGCCTTTCGCTGGTTGGCACCGCTGTTGGTTCGGCATTCGACCAACTTGCAAATAGAGCAAAACAACTCGCTCAAAGTTTACGCGACCCGATCTTAAATTTTCAGCAGCTTAAGGATGCATTAATTCTCGCTTCTTCTGCACAAGAACGTTACATCGAGTCTTTAATTAAAACAGGTCAATTTAACAAAGCTAACGCCATAATTCAAGACGAAATAACTAGAAAAATAGGTACTGAGGGTGTAACAAATTTAAGAAATTTAGACGATGCAAACACAAAGTTTATACGTTCATTAAGCGAGTTGGGTCTTCAGCTTTCTGCCTTTGTCGCCGGTCCGCTGGCAGGGTTCTTAAGCGGCTTGAGTACAGGCCTGCAGGGTGCCACTCAGGATACGCGGATAACATCATTACTGAATCGGTTGCCTGCCGACAAACGTGAAGAGTTTTTACGCAGGGAGTTTCAACTTACTTTTTCTAATGCAGGTCTCGCCCAGCAAGCGTTTGGTGTTGGGGGAAAGCAGCAAGTACAAGCACGAGCTGCACTTTTATCTGAGTTTGAAAAATTTGCTTCTCCACTTCCGTCCGGTCAGTTAAGTGCTGAGGAGCAAAAGAGACAAAAAATATATCAAGGCACAACTGCCGAAATGCAGCTGCAGGCCCAGCTTGCTGAAAAGCAGCTGGTTATTGCCCGCCAAAATGGCACCGTCAGTGCAGCAGCTCGCGCTCTCGCAGCACAAGCTGCCAACGATATTGAATACGAGATCGCAAAATTAGGCATCAAAAATCAGATGCTGCGCGAAGGCTTCGACCTGGAGCGCAACCAAGCTCTACACAGACAAGCCGCATTAAATCACCAGGCCAGACAGGCTGCCATTATCGAACAACAACGTCAGCAAGAACTGGCTGACAATCAGGCAACATTAAGTTTACTTGTTCGAGCTAATGCATTACGCTCTGAAGCTGTAGATATTTATCTACAAGACTTTGCCCTTGGTAAGCTCCAAGAGGATAGTCTTAAAGAGCGTGTGTCTTTCTTAGATAGGCAGCACGCGCTACAGACACAGATGCTTCAGGACGAGCAAGCGTCTGTACGACTTAGTGACGACTTTAGAAAAAATAGCGATCTGATTTTACAAAATCAAGCACAGGAACGTAAGAACTTAGAGTCCCGGCAGCACGCAGAAAAAAGAAGTCTTGAGTATGAACGTCAGCGTTTAGCACTCATGCGTATGCGTGCTGACCACGAACGTCAGCTGCAGTTTGCTCAAACACAAGCCGGATTCCAGAGTCAACTTGCTGGTGCAGGAATCAATCCATTTGTCGGACCGTTTGGTGAATCAGCCCGCGCCGAACAACAAATGGCGCTCGATTTTGCACTGCAAATTAAAAACAAACAGCTCGAAATTCAAAAACTTACCGACGAGATGCGTCTTGCCGACGACGAAGAGCGCAAGCAACTGGAAGACCGTCGTCAAGGACTCCAAAATCTTCTGGCGCTTTATCAGGAGTACCAACCTCAGATAAACGCGGCCACGCTGGAACAGCAACGCTTTAACGAGGCATTGCAATTCACGCAACCCGTCGTCGATGGAGTTTTCCAGAGTTTGACGGCCGTTGCGGATGGAACAAAGACCGCCCAGCAAGCGTTCGCCGATTTCCTGATGACGATCGCAAACATGCTGGTTGATGTGGCGGCTCAGATGATTGCCACCTACATCGCCATCGGCATTGCCCGCTCTTTTGCCGGCGTCCCCTCCGGCGAGAAAGCCAGCATCCCTGGCTCCATCGGCACAATGACGAATGGAGCGGTTGTCACACCTACCGGATTCCAAGGGCAGTTTGGAGGTTTTGCCGCCAACGGCGGCCAGATCCAAGGTGGTAAGTCGTACATCGTCGGCGAACGTGGCCCCGAACTGTTCACGCCCGGAGCCAGTGGGTTCGTAACTCCTAATCACGCGCTTGGAATGGGAGACAGCAACAACATCGTCGTTAATGTGGATGCAACCGGATCCAGTGTCCAGGGCAATGGGGACGAGTCCAAGCGTCTGGGCGAGGCCATCGGCATTGCCATCCGCCAAGAGCTGATCAAACAGAAACGTCCCGGAGGCTTGCTCGCATAATGGCTACCTTCCCTTCAATCACACCGGCATACGGCGCCCAAAAGACCAGCCGCCCGAACACTCGAACGGTGCAGTTCGGCGATGGCTACCAACAGCGTCTGCTGTACGGCATTCCTTCGCACATGAACCCGAAGGAATGGAGCTTGACCTGGAACGTGTCCGAGACCGACGCCGACACAATCGAAACCTTCCTGAACGCCCGCGCCGAGGATTCCGCCAGCTTCGACTGGACCCCGATAGACGAAACCACGTCCTACAAGTGGATTTGCCCCGAGTGGAACAAGACGATTCCGTATAACAACCGCGCCACGATCACAGCCACTTTCCGGCAAGTATTTGAACCCTGATGGCGGTCCCGTTTTCCGAGCTTCAGAAGATCAACCCGAGCAGCGTTATCGAGCTGTTCTCACTGGAGCTGTTTGCCAATATCCATGGGTCTGCTTATACCTACCGATTCCACGCAGGCATCAACGACGTTGGTTCTGGGCTGCAGAACATCACTTGGGATGGCAACGAGTACCAAAAGTTTCCGATTGAAGTTGAGGGTTTTGAATACAACGCCGAAAGCGGCAGCCCGCCACGCCCCACGATCACCGTCTCCAACCTGCTCGGCGGCATCACTGCAATCCTGCTGGGTGTCAACGAAGCCACCCCTGGCAATGATCTGACTGGCGCAAAGCTGACGCGGATCCGCACTTTAGTCCGCTACATCGACGCGGTGAACTTTGAGGGCGGAACCAATCCCTTTGGGACGCCGGACACCACTGCCAAGCTGCCCGACGAGATCTATTACGTTGCCCGCAAGATCAGTGAAACTCGTGACGCTGTCCAGTTCGAGATGGCGGCAGTATTCGATCTTGCTGGGGTCCGTGCTCCGAAACGTCAGTGCAACGCCAATCTTTGCCCTTGGATTTACAAGGGTTCAGAGTGCGGCTATAGCGGCACCAAGTATTTCGACGAGAACGACAAGGCTGTAACAGGTTCTGGTCTGGACGTATGCGGCAAGCGTCTTTCGAGCTGTCAGATTAGGTTTGGGTCAAATAACGAATTGCCGTTCGGCGGATTCCCCGGCATCGGCGCATTTAACGGATGAAGGCAACCGCTAAGGCAAAAGCACTGGAGCACGCAAAGGCCGAGGATCCACGCGAAGCCTGCGGTTTGCTGGTGGTGGTCAAAGGACGGGAGCATTACGTCCCGTGTAAGAACTTGGCGGAAGGCAACGAATTTTTCATCCTTGATCCTGCTGACTACGCAGCAGCAGAAGACAAAGGTGAAGTCACCGCCGTCATCCATAGCCACCCGGTCACCCCGCCGATCCCGAGCCAAGCTGATCGACTGGCGTGCGAAAAATCCGGCTTGCCTTGGTACATCGTCAATCCAAAGACAGAGCAATGGGGAAGCTGCGAGCCAGAGGGTTACAAGGCACCGCTAATCGGGCGGGAATGGGTCTGGGGCGTAACTGACTGCTGGACGCTAGTTCGCGACTGGTACGCCGAACAGGGAATTGAGTTGCGCGATTGGGACCGCCCGACCACACCTGAGGAGTTCAACGAGAATCCGATGTTTGATGACTGCTGGCAGGACATCGGGTTTTACAAGGTCGATATTGAGGAGATGCAGCCTGGTGACGCGCTGCTGATGGCAATCGACTCAAGCAAGCTGAACCACGTCGGCGTCTACATCGGTGATCAGATGGTGTTGCACCATTTACGCGGTCGCCTGTCCAGCCGTGATTTATTGGGCGAGTGGCTCCTAAAATGCACTGGCAGGGTGCTTCGGTATGGTGCGTGAAGTCAAGCTATACGGAGCCCTCGCAAAGTTTGTAGGGCAGCGGCGGTTTTTAGCTGAGATCAATAGTGCTGGCGAAGCAGTCCGAATGCTGCTGGCTAATTTCCCAGGACTGGAACAGCACATGGCTGACCAGCATTACAAGGTGATCGTTGATAACTACGAATCAGACGTAGACGAAATCAATAATCCTGCATCTCAGCGCATTCAGATCGTCCCGGTCCTCGGTGGTGCCGGTGGTGGCGTCGGAAAAATTATTGCCGGTGTTGCATTAGTGGCAGCAGCAATCGTGTTCGCACCGACTATTGGCGGCTTTTTGGGACTGGGCGCGGGTGCCGTAACCAGCGGAGCAGCTGGAACGATGGCGGTTGTTACCAGCATTGTCGGCACTATCGGTGTTTCTTTGATTCTTGGCGGTGTTGCTCAGCTTCTTAGTCCCACGCCTCAGTTAGGAACTCTTGGTCCTCTCGGGGGTGTCGGCGGAACGGGACGGCGGCAAACATCTACTGAAGGAACGGAGTTTGACCCTCAGGAGTCTTATAGCTTCAGTGGGATTCAAAACACCAGCAAACAGGGCGTTCCGGTCCCTGTGATCTACGGCGAAACCATCGTTGGCTCGGTGGTGATTTCTGCCGGCATCGACGTTGACACGATCTGATCATGGCTGAGAAAGAAACCAAGCAGATCATTGGTGCCGGCGGTGGCGGCGGAGGTGGTGGCGGCGGTCAAACGGTCGTTCAGCAAACCGTTGTTGTCCAGCAGTCCGCACCACCTGCAACCCGGACGCCAACCCGCGAAGGCGACAACCTGGCGTCTACAGCCCACGCCAACCTGCTTGACCTACTGAGCGAAGGCGAGATTGAAGGCTTTCCTTCCGCCCGTGCCTACACACGCGGCACCACCAATTACAACTTGGCGCTGCTGAAAGATGTTTATCTGACCGACACGCCTGTTCTGCGCTCTGGGGCAGACGTAACCAACCTTACTGATTCGGACTACAACTTCAAAGGCGTCACAGTCAAAGCTCGCTATGGCACCAACGCCCAGAGCTATATCGACGGTTTTGGCGCGGTTGAGGACATCAAATCAGTCAACACCGAGGTCAAGAAAGACACCCCAGTTACCCGGCAGATTACTGACACAAACGTTGATGCAGTCCGCATCAGCTTGGCAATTTCCCGCTTGGAGCGCGGCACACCTGAAGGTGACGTTCTTGGCACGAGCGTCGAAATGTCGTTCCAAGTTCAGTACAACGGCGGCGGCTTCACCACCGTCAAAACTGACACGATCAGCGGTCGCACGGCAGATAAATACGAGCGGGATTATCTGATCACTCTGGATGGAGCATTCCCCGTCGATATTCGTGTCGTCCGGGTTTCAGATGACAGCACCGATCAAAATGTCAGCCCGACCTTCTTTGTCGCTTATACCGAGCTGATCTACGAAAAGCTGCGCTATCCCAACAGCGCGCTTGCTGCGATCCGCTTTTCAGCAGACCAGTTCAACTCCATCCCGGCGCGGTCTTACCGAATCCGTGGCATCAAAGTCAAGCTGCCCGATAACGCCACCGTCGATTCTGATACCGGCAGAGTTACCTACAGCGGCACATGGACTGGAACGTTTGGCGCTGCCCAATGGTGTAAAGATCCAGCGTGGATTTTGTATGACTTACTGATTAGCAAGCGCTACGGCTTTGGGGACCATATTGTTGAGGCACAGCTTGACAAATTTGCGTTCTATTCCGCAAGTCAGTATTGCAACGGGCTTGTCGATGACGGCTTCGGTGGAACAGAACCACGCTTCCAGTGCAACGCGCTGATTCAAAACCAATACGAGGCATACAAGCTGATCAATGACCTTTGCTCGGTCATGCGTTGTCAGCCGTATTGGTCCACTGGCTCGCTGACGATTACGCAAGACAAGCCAACTGATTCGAGCTATCTGTTTAACCGCTCCAACGTGCTGGAGCCTGGCTTTAGCTATGCGGGCTCTGACCTGAAGACCCGCCACACGGTCGCAGTCGTTGCGTACCTGGACCTTGAAACCCGTGAGCTGAATTATGAGGTTGTCGAAGACCGGGATGCCATCGCCAAATATGGCGTAGTTACAACCCAGATTCGCGCCTTTGCCTGCACTTCACGCGGTCAAGCCAACCGACTGGGACAATGGATTCTGTTCAGCGAACAGCAGGAAACAGAAGTTATCAGCTTCACCGCCTCGATTGATGCTGGTGCATTGATTCGCCCTGGTGCGGTTGTTGACGTACAAGATCCTGTACGGGCTGGCGTTCGTTACGGCGGCAGGATCAACAGCGCCACCGCTCAAGTCATCACAGTTGATGATGCGGAAGGTTTGCCCACGAACACGGGCACGTTATCGGTGCTGTTGTCTGACGGGTCAATGGAAACCCGCTCGATCTCTAGCCGCAGCGGCACGGCAATCACTGTTGCATCTGATTTCAGCAGCGCCCCAAATGCAAACAGCATCTGGATCCTGCAAACCGACTCAGTTCAGAGCCAGCAATATCGCATCCTGACCGTCAAGGAAAAGGAAGGGCATCTCTATGAAATCACCGGGCTGAAGTACAACTCCAGCAAGTACGACTATGTAGAGCGCGGCTTCCAGCTTCAAACCCGCACGATCACCAATCTCAACCTGATCCCGGATCCACCGAACACACCGAAAGCAAGCGAGAAGTTTTACACCCAGAACGACAAGGCAAAAGTCAAGATCATCTTGAGCTGGCAGTCGATCAAAGGCGTCCCGCAGTACAAGGTCCGCTACAGGGCTGATAACGACAACTGGCAGGAAGTTATTGCGGGCAGACCGGACGTTGAAATCCTGGACACCCGCGCCGGTAACTATGTCTTTGAGATCTACTCGATTAACTCACTGGGTCGCCAATCGACCGATTTTACGGAGTTCACTTTCACCGCGATTGGCAAAACCGCTGTTCCCGGCGACGTTCAGAACCTGTCATTCGAGCGGATTAACGCCAATACCGGGCGACTGCGCTGGGACGTTTCCACTGATGTGGACGTGGTGGCTGGCGGCAAGGTTTATATCCGCCACAGCAGCCTGACCGACGGCACGGGCACCTGGAGCAATTCAGTTGACCTGATCGAGGCGATTGCCGGCAACTCCACCGAAGCAACGATCCCAGCGGTTGAAGGCGAAGTCCTTGTCAAGTTTGAGGATGACGGCGGACGCCAGAGCACTAACGCCACCAGCGTCATCATCGACTTCCCCGATGCCCTGGGCGAATTCCCAATACAAGTTCGCCGGGAAGATCAAGACGTTCCCCCGTTCCAAGGCACAAAAACTAATTGCTTCTACAGCGATGAGTACGACGCCTTGGCGATTGATGGCGACGCCGATATTGACGACGAGGATGATTTTGACGACCTGCCCAACTTCGATTTCCTTGGCGATGTCCTGAACAGCGCGACTTACGAGTTTGACAACACGCTGGATCTTGAGGCGATTTACTCGGTTGACCTACAGCGCCGCTTCGTCACTCGCGGTTTCTACCCGGCTGACCTCCTGGACAACCGCACCGAGAACGTTGATGACTGGGACAGCTTCGATGGCGACGTGGTGGATTCGGTGAACGCAACCCTGCAACTGCGCCGTACCAACGACGACCCCGCCGGCACACCTACTTGGGGCGACTGGCAGAACTTCGTCAACGGCACGTTTAGAGGGCGGGCATTCCAGTTCCGCGCTCAGCTCCAGTCAACCGACGCTGACCAGAACATCCTGATCGACGAGCTGGGATACAAGGCGACATTCCAGCGCCGCACGGATCAGAGCACAACGACCGTGACCAGTTCGGCTGGGGCAACAGCAGTCAGCTTCGCCAACAATTTCTTCACCGGCACTTCCGTTCTGGGTGGAGTGGATAGCACCTTGCCGACGATTGGCATCACGGCGCAGAACATGCAGAGCGGTGATTACTTCGAGGTCAGCGGCGTTAGCGGCTCTGGCTTTACCGTCCACTTCAAAAATTCCAGCGACGCCAGCATTTCCCGTAACTTCAACTGGAGTGCAACTGGGTATGGACGAGTCGGCTAAAGTGCTGACATTGAGCACATAGGGCAGCGCCTTGGCAACCCACGACTATGTGATTGCTAATGGAACGGGCGCGGCAGTCCGTTCAGATTTGAACAATGCCCTTGCGGCAATCGTTAGCAATAACAGCGATACCACTGAGCCGACTACGACTTACGCCTTCCAGTGGTGGGCGGACACAACAAACGGTCAGTTGAAGCTGCGCAACGCGGCTAACTCGGCATGGGTTGTCGTTGGAACGCTGGCTGACACCAACCTTGGGTTGGCAACGCTGGCATCCCCGAGCTTTACCGGCACGGTCACGTCTGCTGGCAATATCAGCATGACCGGCACGGGCGCCATTGATGTGGCGTCTGGTACTGCTGCCGAACGCCCTGGCACTCCAAGTGCGGGCATGATCCGTTTCAACACGGATGACACGACGTTCGAGGGGTATGACGGCAGCGCTTGGGGCGCGATTGGTGGTGGTGGTGGCGCATCAGGCGGTGGATCTGACGCCGTGTTTTACGAAAACGGGCAGACCGTAACTTCGGACTACACGATCACCGCATCGACTAATGCGATGTCGGCTGGTCCGATTACGATTAACTCAGGAGTCACGGTCACGATTCCTTCTGGTTCTACCTGGACTATTGTTTGACCCATGGCACTAACTCTCGACGGCGACAACGGAGTTTCAGGGGTCAACGGCTCTGCTGGGACGCCTGCGATTCAGGGCACTGACACAAACACCGGCATCAGTTTCGGCACTGATACGGTCAACCTTGTCACGGGCGGCACCACTCGGGCGACGGTTGATAGCAGCGGCAGACTAGGGATTGGCACTACGAGTCCTGCTGAAGAATTGCACGTTTCTGGCGCTGGTACGCAAATAATTAGGTTTGAAGAAACCGGAAATTCTGTTATTGGAAAGGTATTTGCAACAACATCGAAGGTTGGGATTGCTGCTCAGTCAAATCACGCTCTTTCCTTTGAAGCGAATAACGACGAAAAAGCGCGTATCGACACCTCGGGACGCCTGTTAGTTGGCACGACTACAACAGTTGATGTTACATCAAACGTAGAAGGAGTTGCCTTAAATACCAACTCAGCTGGCGCTTTTGTGCTTGGATGCCTTAATGCAAGTGCTAACGGACAAGTACCAGTAAATATAAATCGAAAAGGAAACGATGGCGGTTTAATCTTTTTCTGGCAAGATGGCACAAACGAAGGTTCCATTACTGTTTCCGGCACCACAGTTAGCTACAACGGTGCTCACCTAAGCCGCTGGTCTCAACTTCCTGGTGGCACAGAAAGAACAGAAATCCTTCGTGGTTCTGTCCTTAGCAACATCGACGAAATGTGTGATTGGGGAGAGGAAGAAAACGAACAGCTCAACCGCATGAAGGTGAGCGATGTCGAAGGTGATCGCAATGTTTCTGGCGTGTTCCAAGCTTGGGACGACGACGATGACACCTATACCAACGACTTCTACTGCGCGATGACGGGTGACTTTGTTATCCGTATTGGCGCTGGCGTAACCGTTGCTCGCGGTGATCTGCTGATGTCCGCTGGTGATGGCACTGCCAAACCTCAGGACGATGACATCATCCGCAGCAAGACCATTGCCAAGGTGACTAGCACTAATGTGAGTTGTACCTACGCTGACGGGAGCTTTTGTGTCCCATGCGTTCTGATGGCTTGCTAAGGAGGAACTAACCAATGGGACTCAAGATTAACGGCTCTACTTCCGGCAGCATCGAGATTGATGTTCCCGCAGTTGCTGGTACAGACACCAGCATCACGATCCCTGCGAAGAACGGCGGCACCTTCATTGTTGAGGAAAGCACCGGCAACATTGACCTTGGACCGCTAGACATCAACGGCAGCGCGTCTGACGATTCGGTCAACATCGACGGCTCCGGCAGGCTGTTAGTTGGCACGTCTTCTGCGCGTACCAATGCTCCTGGAGGAACAGAAGGTCTTCTTCTCGAAGGCACAAGCTCTACAAACAGTCAAAACCGCTTTGCTCAATTTTTCTATGGCGAAGCCGGTACTGCTGGTCCTTACATTGGTCTGGCAAAACATAGAAGCACGTCAATCGGTGGCAATACAATCGTCAACAACGGTGATGAATTAGGTGGCATCTACTTTCAAGGCGCCGATGGAAGCGATTTCAGGCAAGGCGCATCCATTTCAGCCTTTGTAGACAGCACTCCTGGCGTTAGTGACATGCCGGGCAGATTAGCGTTCTCCACTACTGCCGACGGAGCAAGTCTCCCGACGGAGCGGATGAGGATTGACCGAAATGGAGCTCTCAACTGTTATCACAATACTTATGGTGCTCAGTTCCGAACCAATGCGGCTGCAGGTACAACCTATGAGTTGATGTATCTTACCTATGGTGCAACCAATGTTACAAACGGCACCAACTGTCTTAGGGTTTATACTAACGGGAACGTACAAAACACAAACAACTCCTACGGCGGTTTTTCTGACATCAAGTTAAAAGAAAACATTGTTGACGCTTCTTCGCAATGGGATGACATAAAAGCGTTACAAATTCGCAAGTACAATTTTAAAGAAGAAACTGGACTCCCCACCCATACACAACTTGGCATCGTTGCACAGGAAGTTGAACTTATTTCCCCTGGCTTAGTCACTGAATCTCCAGAAAGGGGAGATGTACAAATTCCTGTTCTTGACGAAGATGGTAACGCCGTTCTTGACGAAAACGGTGATCAAGTATTTAACACAGAGATTCGTGACCTTGGCACCACCATCAAATCAGTCAACTACTCGGTGCTTTATATGAAGGCAGTCAAAGCACTCCAAGAAGCAATGGAGCGTATCGAAACCCTAGAAACCGCCAACGCCTCCCTTGAGGCTCGCCTTACCGCACTTGAAGGAGGTGCATCATGAGTCGCATTATTGCCAACAACATCAGGCACAACGATGCCGCAAGCGACAGTCTCAGTTTTGATAGCTCTGCCCGTGTTGGCATTGGAACGGCATCCCCGACAGAAAAACTGCACGTTTCTGGTTCCGGTGGGACAACAATCCTAGTTTCTGATTCCAGTGACTATGCAGGACTTTCTCTTTCTGGAAGTGGGTCGTCAAACTTTATAGTTTCTGATGATCGACTTGATTTTCTTGTCAATGGAAGCACTCGTGCGTCAATTCTCACCACTGGCGGTCTAACCTTCAACGGCGACACGGCTGCTGCTAACGCCCTGGATGATTATGAGGAGGGGACTTGGACGGTTCAAGTCAACGGTACCACTGTCTCCTCAAACGTCGTCGCTAGATACACAAAGATAGGAAATAAAGTTACCTGCGAATGCCGATTTGACGCTGCAACTTTTCCAACTTTTTCTGGAGACTTATACATCAACCTGCCGTTTGCGATGGCAAGTGGTTTAAGTATGTATCCACACGGTCCTCTTTGTTACTTTTACCCTAACGCCAACTGGGATACTTTTTCAAATTTTGTTGGATTTAGACCGTGGGTGGCTCCAGGATCATCAGTAGTCAAATTTAGTCTTAAATTAACAGACAGCGACTGGCAATCAAATTTGACAAGTACTAACACAAACGTTTCCGGGCAAGGCACTCTTTACCTAGAATTTCAGCTGACCTATTGGACATCCTGGACTTAACCATTTAAGACCGCAACCGTCTCAAAACTAAGCCTAAACCTGTCTCATCTGGAGGATGACCCTAATGGCTTTTACTGAACGCCACGAACACAAAATTGAAATCATCCCGCCCTACTCCATCCTGCAATGCCGTCGTGCGGACATTGTTGAGAAGGATGGCGTTGAAGTGGGACGCACCTATAACCGCCACGTCCGTGTGCCTGGTGATGACATGACCGGTGAGTGCGCCGAGATGCAAGCAGTTGCTACGGCACTTTGGACCGATGAGGTCGTTGCTGCTTATCAGGCAATGCGCGCTGCTCAAGAACAGCCGCTCCCCTGATGGCAGTCAAGTCGAAGACGGCGCTGGGGCGGGTTGAGCACAAAGCCGGTCGTCCCAAAACCACATCCCAGGGTCACGGGCAGCACTCACGTCCCCGTCGTCGAGGTAAGAAACCCCTGCGCGGTCAAGGCAGATAGATGGACAACCGCTTGTCGCTGCTCGGTGGTGCACTTGCACTGCTAACCACTGTTGTGGCGACGACGGTCACCATCGACTCGCGCTATGCCAAATCAGCCGAAGTCAAACAGCAATTTTGCCAAGCTCGTAAGCAGCAACTGCGAGATCGGATTTTTGAGCTGGATCTAAAGAATCCCAAAACACCAAACGACAGAGCGTTGCGAGAATACTTGCAACAGCAACTGCGTGATGGATGCTGAAACTTTAGGAAACTGGCGAAAGATTAAGGCGACCTTGGAAAAGGCAAACAAAACCGATTGTTATTTCTACAAGCGTGCAGTAGCCATCTGCCGTGGCGGAAAGGATCCCTTTGAGGATGGAACCGCTTCTAATCCCCAGCATTAACATCCCACCGCCTCCGCCTTTGCCTGCTCCTGTACTGGAGTTGCCGAGGGCGAAGATTCCGTCTTATACGCCGCTTGTTATCCCACCGGCTGCTACTGCTGGCACACC